CAGACCAGTTCGAGCCTGCGCAGCGTTAGCGCGGCATACACCGAAGCCGTCTATGCGCGGCTCGCACTCCACTTCAGAAGGATGGCAGATCATGTCTGACGAGTTGAACGAGATCCAGTCGATCACCCACGAGTACCGGAAGAGCCTTGCGGCCTACGAGGCCCGCACGGGCCGCGCGCCGCAGACCGTCGACCAGCGCGGCTCGGGCGAGGAGAAGCAGAAGTTCGCCGCGATGGACGCCGACCTCACGGCGGCCGAGCTCGTCGCGCAGAACCGCGCGCTTGAGGCGCGTCTCGCGAAGCTTGAAAAGGAGCCGACGCTCGACAGCCGCGCGCCCAGGGCTGCGAAGCTCGGCGCGGACATCGAGAGCCCGGAGTACGCCGCTCGCTGGGCGAAGGCCATGATCAGCGGAAACAGGGAGGAGCTGCGCGTCCTGGCGTACAACCCGGCAGCGAGCGCAACGTCGAACCCTCCGGTTCCCGTCGACATGGAACGCCGCATCATCAACAAGATGTACCAGATCGGCGTCATCCGTTCGTTGGCAGCCGTGCAGACGATCAATTCGCAGCGCCAGATCACCGTCGAGGCGTCCACGCCGGCGGCCGCGCTCGTTCGTGAGAACGGCGCGATCAACGCGGCCGACTTCACGTTCGACCGCGTCGCCGTGATGCCCTACAAGTACGTCAGCGCAACTACCTTCAGCCAGGAATGGGTCGAAGACGCCATCGGAACCGGCGACATCGGCACGTTCCTCAACTGGATGGCGGATCGCTTCGCGGTCGCGCTTTCGCGCGCCACTGAGGAGGCGTACACCGTCGGAACCGGCAGCGATCAGCCGCAAGGCATCGGCGACACCGGTTCGACTGCGTGGGCGACCACGAACAGCGGACGCATCATCACCCAGGGCGTCCAGCTCGCTGAGGATGCCGCTGCCTCTGCGATCACTGCGGACAACATCATCGACTGCATCCACGCTGTCGCGCCGCAGTACCGGAACTCGCCGCGGTTCGCTGTCCTGACGCACGATTCGACCGTCAAGGTGATCCGCAAGCTCAAGGCGAACAACGAGTACATCTGGCTGCCCGGCGGAGCCGGCAACAACCAGGGCATCACCGTCGGTGCACCGAGCACCGTGTACGGCGTGCCGCTGTACGTCAACGAGTACATCCCGACTACGCAGGGTGCGACTGTCACCAGCGCAAACGTTCGCGGAAACGCGTTCTTCATCGCTGGAAACTGGGAGTACTTCGGCATCTTCGACCGCACCGGCCTTCAGTCGATGACCGATCCGTACTCCGGTTCGGCCAATCTGCGCACGACGATGTACATGTACATGCGCACCGACTCCAAGATCCTGCTGCCCGACGCGTTCGCCGCCATCTACGGCGACAACGACGGCGCCTGATTCCATTCGCATCGCGGCTCTTGGGGGGAAACCCCCAAGGGCCGTTTCATGAGCATCCCGCTCTCCACAATCAAGTCGGCGCTCCGCATCGACTACACGGACGACGACGCCGAGCTCATCCGGCTGCGCGAGGCCGCGCTGTCGCTCGTCGAGCGTCGCACGGCGCTCACCCTCTCGCCGCAGTCGAAGGCGCTCTACCTGAGGGCATTCGAGGACACCGTCATCGACGGCTTCCCGTTCACCGCCGTGACGAACGTGCAGTACTACGACGGCGGCAACACGCTGACCACGATGCCGGCGACCGACTACTGGATCGACCGGACGGAGGGCAACTTTCCCTACATCCGGTTCCTCGAGCAGCCGGGCATCTACCAGGGCACCGCGATTACGGTCAACTACACCTGCGGATACTCGGCGCTGCCGAACGAAATCGTGCACGCCGCCATCGCGCTTATCGGCGCCTGGTACAACAATCCCGAGGCGCTGACCGTCGTCGGGCTCCAGCAGGTGCCGCTTTCCCTCGAGTACATCATCGACGCGGCCGGCGTCAGGAGCCCGATGCGATGATCTCCGGCGGCCGGCTCCGGTGGAACGCGACGCTGCTCAAGGCCGCGACCACTGTCGACTCGCTCGGCCGCCGCACCAACACGTTCACCGACAGCGGGAGCTTCCGCTGCGACATCCGCGAGGCGGCGCCGACCGAGCAGACCTATGCCGACGGCGTCGCCGTCACGGTCAGCTACGAAGTCCGCGTGCGGTGGCCGAACGTCGCGCGGCTCGGAATCACCGAGCTCGACCGCATCGAGGTGCGCGGGAAGACGCTCCGCATAAACGGAGTGCAGAACCTGGACGAGCGCGACCGCCTGGCGGTCATCGACTGCACGGAGGTCGCATGATCGAGGCGACCGTGGTGGCAGGGCTCGTCGCGGCGCCGCAGACTGCGGCCGCCGACCGGGTACACATCGGCGCCCGCCTTCAGAGCGGAGCCCTGCCGGCGCTCGTCGTGCGCATGCCGACGGGCGAATCGGCGGCCGTCGGCGACACGCTGCACGTCTACACGCTCGAGCTCTCGGCCGTCGCGGCCACGATGGTGAGCGCGCAGTCGCTGTGTGCCGCGGCCATCACGAAACTGCGCACCTACATCGTGACTCAGAACGCAAGCAACTGCGTCATCGAATCGACCTATGCGCCGATTGACGATCCCGTCGTCGGCGAGGGCGACGAGGCCGAGCCGGCCGTCTGCACCGCAAACCTGACCATCTACTGGACCCCCTGACATGGCTACCGCAACCAATTCAATGTCCATCACCATCGGCGCGAATTCCGCGGTAAAGGGAATCGGCAACGTCTCGGTGACCGTCACGCAGCAGCCAATCGAGGTCACTGCGCTCGGCGACGACTACACCCGCCATGTCGTCGGAATTCTCACCGCGCAGTGCGACCTCGATTTCTTCTGGGATTCCGGCGTCGCCGGACACACGGCGATCCTGGCAGCAATCGAGGGCGGTACCGCGATCAGCCCGCTGACGATCACCTGGGGGGCGTCCAAGTCGATCAGCGGGAAGGCGATGGTGACAAGCTGGAACCTGACGGCGGCGCCCAACGGCGTCTGCCAGGTGTCCGCCAGCCTCATCTACACCGCCGCCGACAGCGACGCCGCAAACCCAATCACCATCACCGAATGATCGCCGCACTCCTCGCAAAACCTTGCCATGTCGAGTTCCGCGGCGAGCGGATCGCGATTCGCCGCCCGCGCGTCGCCGACGTAGTCGCGGCGCTCGACGCGAGCGCGCGCGGCGAGTACATGCCGGCGTGGTTCGTCCTGCACCATGTCCTCGAGGGCGACGCGCCGGCGTTCGCCTCGCTCGAGGAGGTCATGCGGCTCGACGGGCCGGCCGTGATCGAGCTCGCGAGATACATCGAGCCGCTCTACACGGAGGGGTTGGACTTGCAAGCGCCGCCCGCGAAATCCTGAGGGCGGCGGACATAAAGGTGACGATGGATACGCCCATCGCCGTGTTCAACGGGATGAATGGCAAGGCAGGAATGGCGGTCGACATTGCGCAACAGCTTCAACATCTCCGCTGAAGTCAACGGCGCCGACATCGAGCTCGTCAACCGCGAGCTCAAGCGCCTGGCGACGCCATACGCCACCGAGGCGATGAAGTCAGGTTTCCGCAAGTACACCACCCGAGTCGCCAAGGTGGCGAAGACGCTGGCGCCGTTCGGCAACGCGACGACGACTGAGAAGGTCCGCGGCGTCGTGCGTCCCAACCCGCACATCCGAAACCACATCACGACGAAGGTGCGCGGATACGCGCAAGGCAAGGTCGTGTGGGCGGCCGTCGGCGTGAAGGAGAAGCGCGGCAGCTACGAAACTCCGCACTGGTATCTCCGGTGGGTCGAGTTCGGCCACAAGATCAGGCGGAAGGCGACCGCCGAGGAGCAGCTGCGCGCCAAGACGCGCGGAGCGACGAAGAAGAAGGAGTACGGTTTTACGACCATCGGAACCGTCAAGGGAACGTTCTTCCTCCGGCGCGCGACGCAACTGACCGCACCGTATCTGTTGAACGACATTCAGGACGCAGTGGCCAAGGTGATCCTGAAGTACTGGGGGCAGCGTGGCTAAGGTCTCCAAGGTCAACGTCGCCATTACTGGCGACTCGAGCGGACTCGCCAAGGCGACCGACCAGGCACAGGCCCGGCTGCGCCGCTTGCGCGCCGAGAATGAACGGATGCGCAAGGGATTTGCCGAATCGAGAATCACAGTCAATAAGACGGCTGAGGCACTTTCAAAGTTCGGCGTGGCAAACCGCGCGCTCGGCATGGCTGGCGGCGCGCTCGGGCTGGCGTCGCTCGGGCCTGCGGGAATCGGCCTTGGCGTCGGTGGCGCAGCAATCGGCGCGCTGACGGGCGGCATCGGCATGATGGTCGAGGCGCTGCAAGGTCTGCCTGGCGAGAGGCAGAAGGCGATACAGGCGCTCGAGCAGCTCGACTTGGCTAATGCAAGACCGCTTTCGGAATTTGGGTTGACACAGCGCAGCGCGCAAGCACTTGCCGCGCTACCGGCGCCAGGGCCGGGAGCGAATACCACGTTCATGCAAGGCATGATGCGCGGACTTGCGGTCTCTGGAGGAGGAACCGGACAGCTTGCGACCATTGCCCAGGTTGGACCGGCCGCGGCTGGAGCAATGCTTGGCGGTCTGTCGCAGGGACAATCGCTGACTGAAGCAGTCGGGACTACCGCGTCAGTCATCGGAGCGGACGACCTGTTACGGCTGATCGGTTATGACCCAAGTGAAAGCGTGAGCGCCGGAGTGGTCTCGGCGATGATTCAGGCCTTTTGGAGCAAGTGATGGGCGCTTTCACGATTTCATCTTCGCTCAACCTAAGCAATCCGCGGCCGTCGTACACCGAAACGCGGCGGGTGACGATGGCGAGCAAGACCACGCTCGACAGCAGCGGTTTCAACTCGGTCGTGAGCGCATCGAATTTCAAGCAGCCGGGACAGCTGCTCGAGACGTTCTCGAGGACGACACCGCTTGGGACCATGCGATGCCGCTCGCTCAACGTCGTGCCCGTCAATCGGTCCGTACTTGACGTGTTCGACGTGACGATGAACGCAGACACCGACTACCAGTGGCTTGTGCCCAAGGCTGGAACCGGATCGCGTCAGTACGTCCTGCCCGTCACCACCGAGTTCGAGGCGAACGAACGCGAGGCTGAACTGTGGCGGCGCGAGTACACCGTGCAGCCCGAGAAGAACAAGAACGACACGACCACCGACATCGGCGGCAACTCCACCACCACCGGCGGCAAGCCGCTGATTCAGAAGGTGAAGGTGATCGACGTGAGGGTGTCTTTCATGATCGACACCGCGAACGGTCCGGCCAACCTCATCGCCGTGTACGACACGATCTCGAACGTCAAGAACAAGTGGAACAGCGCGCAGTTCCTGTATTGGCCGGCGAATCAGGTCTTCTGCACCGGAGCGCAGATCACGAACGTGCGCGAGGAAATTTACCGCATCACCTACAGCTTCCGGTGGGATGCGTGGTTCGACTGCGTGCAGGAGCCGAAGCGCGACAGGCAGGGGACCATCTTCTTCGATACGGCAACCGACGATCCGGCGGACGTCTACTGGCGAAGCGACTTCCGCGATACGTTCGACCTCAACAGCATCTACAACGATTCGTTTGATTCGAGCATCGCCAAGGAAATGGCGCGGGAAGGAAGCTTCATCGCGTGATGAACGCGACAACCAAGACCCGGTTCCGTCAGCTGGTGCAGGATCGCAGCGCCAGGCGCGATACCGTCGGCTTTCCGAACATCGCCGCCCATACGCCGTTCATGATCGCGCGGATCATCAACTGGACGGTGATCGCTCCAAACCGCTGGGAGTACGACTGGGTCCGCGCCGAGCTGCCGACGGACAATGAGTTCGGCGAGCGCGCCTTTGTTGATCGCGGCGGCTGGGAAGGCAAAGCGCTGAACGTCATCGAGGGCATGAACACCTCGACGGTCGCCGGGCCGGGCGTGTCCGTCGCAGGACTGCCGGGAACATTCAGTCTGAGGCCCGTGCAGGGCTACGTCATGCTGTTCGCGACGGTCAGCGAGGCGGGAAATCCGCGGTGGTTCTTCAGCGTGCCGAACGCCATCGACGGTTCCTGCACGCCGTTCACGCTTGTTGGTGACGGCGATTACGGCGACTACGCGGCCGGGTCATACCTCACGGACGACTACGGCACGTTCGACGCGCCTGTCGGCGACACCGACTACAGCACTTTCGGCGTCTACGACGGCGGCACGTTCGCGCTCGTTGACTGGGACATGGACTTCCTGACCTTCGCCACCGGCGGCAGCGCCGAAAACTACCTCTTTGGGAGCTTCAACTAATGCCACTTAGGATTCGACGCGGCGTCGAGGCCGACCGCACCGGGTTCACCCCGCTTGAGGGTGAGCCCATCTACGTCACCGACACCAAGAAGGTCTACATCGGCGACGGCTCGACTGCCGGCGGCGTGAACATCTCCCAGGCGCTCACGGTCGATACGCAGGACTTCACGGCGTCCGGCACCTGGACGAAGCCCGCGAACGCGCTGTGGGTCGAGGTCACCATGTGCGGGGCGGGCGAGAATGGCGGCGACGGCAACACCGGCGGCGGCGGATACGGAGGCCGAGCCGGCAAGATTGCGTCAAAGACGTTCCTTGCTTCTGCGCTGTCATCGACGGTTTCAGTCACCTGCGGCGCGGCACAGGCGAAGGGCGCGAGCAGCTCGGCGCAGCGCAGCGCGTTCGGCGACCTGCTCTACGCCGATGGCGGCGCGACTAGCCTGGATGGAAACGGTTCTACGCCGGAGTTCGTGCAGGTGTCCGCGAGTCAGGTGTGGGCGCTCTTCGGTGGACACGGACCGAACGATGGAGACGCTGGATTCCACGGCGCGCCTTTCGGTCCTGCGGGCGGCGGTAACGGTGCTCCGAGCGGCGGGAGCGGTGGCGCCGGCGGACAGGCGTCGACCGGAAAGACGAATCTTGATAACCAGCCGGCGTCCGGCGGTGGCGGAGCAGCCGGAGCGAACGGCACCACAGGCGTCGCAGGGACTGCCGGCGGCTACGACACGGTGACCGGGTTCGGCCATGGCGGCGGCGGCGGCGGTCGCGGAACCGCTGGAGCCGGAGGGGCCGGAGGCGCAGCCGTGCGCGGCGGCGGCGGCGGCGGCGGCGG